GAGAGGGCTGTTGCCGCCAGATTAGCTTTCACCCCACCAGAACCAGTCACGACTTCGCCGTATGTTGGAAGGTCATCAACGGTGCCAGTGGTAGAGGTCACCTCAGTGGCTGAACTTATCGTGTCGCCAATCACTGCTGACTCACTAAATGAGAAAGCCGAACCGGCGGTAGTCACGGCGTAATTCGTGTCAACCATGGCAGGGACGCCACTGGTCAGGCTGCCGAGATTCAGACCACCAATGGCCCCGCTGGTTGTGGTGCTCCCACTGGTGACGCTTGGTGTCACATTTGAGCCTGATGCGCTGTAGGTAGAACCGATTCGTTTGGCTGAGCTGTAAGCCTGATCAATGCTGATCTGAGCTGATTGCGTCAGAACATGATTGATGTCAGCGTGGGCAGGGGCAGCCAACAAAGTGATGCCCAATACCAAAAGTGTGCGGGTCATTTGATGCCTGCATTGGTTTTACTGTTATCAACGATAACGCCGTTGTCCTCCTTCTTTTTCTTACCAAGTTTGCCGAGTGCTGGCGAATAAGAAGCCGCCGTACCCGTGAGCAAAGATGCCGGGAAAGTTGGATCGACAGACTGGGAAAAGATGCCCAGATAGTTTGCAGTCAGGATTCCCATCGACCACAGCAGAATGGTCACGCGAACAACATCACCCAGCCAGGAATGGCCTTGATCCTCTTGTTCTTCTGACTTGGTTTGCGGTGTTTCTGCCATGATGCAGTCAAGCTATGGGTCGAATGGTGGTTGAAATCTGGGCTGCTGTTGCTGGAGCGTCAATAGGCGTAGCGGCTTCTGGCATCAAAGGAGCCAACCGCGAAAACCAGCATGGGAGGGATTCGTTGGTGCGTTTGACCTCAGCTGTCGATAATTTAGCGTCACGGATGGATGTGCTTCACGCTGATCTGAGGGTTAGGGACCAGGAGCTGTTTGCCCGTATATCAACGCTGGAGCAAGATGTTGCACGACTGGAAGGACACGCCAATAGGAATTAGACTTTTTGCACACACAGTGATCCCATGGTTTTACTACTAAAGCCAATTCTTTTTGGATTCATCAAATCAAAGGCCGTAAAACAGCTACTACTTGACTGCCTGGTCAAGATCAGCGAGCAGACTGATAACGAGCTAGACGATGTGGCCTGCACGTATCTCAAGAATTTGCTATTTCCGACCGAAAGGGTAGAGAAGTAGTTTCATGCCATCCGTATTGGCTGTTGTGATCAGCGTCTTGATCGTCGTGTTTGGTAGCGGCGCAATGTTTATGAGCGGTTTTGCAGCTAGGCACACGCCATGTTCTCCGGCATTATCACAGTAGTTTTGTTGTCGAGCGTTGTGTCGTTGAGCCTGCTGCCCTTTTTCAAGTGGTTTCGAGAAACACCGCACCAAATGGCAGCGATAAAGCAGCTAGAGGATTCGATTACCGATCCAGCATTGCTTGATGAAGAAGCGGAATGGTTCCAGACCTGGAAGACCAGCGGCATTCACCAAGAGGTTTACGGAGTTCCGTATTACAGCCAGCTAGATAGTCTTAGCGGCTATGGCTACCGGGAATGCTTTGATGCAGCAGCTGCAATGGTCGTTGGATTTCATCATCGTATAAAAAGCCAAGACGCTTATCGGCATGTACGCCGAAAGTTTGGTGATACAACAGCAGTCCACGCCCAGGTCTCTGCGTTGAGGTCACTTGGCTTGGATGCTGAGTTTCGCAGGGATGCCAGGGTTGAGGATATTGAGATCGAAATCGATGCCGGGAGAGCGATTTTGGTCGGTTGGCTGCATAAAAACGATCTGACTAAAGGCGAACCAGCGGTATGCGATAGCGAAGGTTGTGGTCACTGGAGCGTAATTATTGGATATAACAAAGACGAATTTATTGCCATGGATCCGATGGGCTTGCCAGACATGGAACGTGGCGGGCATGACACCACAAAGTCAGGGGAGCGGATCAGGATGTCGCGTCCTGCTTTCTACCAGCGTTGGTCTATAGAAGGAGAAGCAAGCGGCTGGGCCATATTTGTGGATCGATGAACTGGGGCTATATCAGCGCGTTTTGGACGACAGTCGTGATGAACTGTGTTCAACCTGTGAACTGGGAAGCATGTTTACCAGTGCAGGACTGGTTATTTCCTGCTGTGCATGATTACATTCGGTTTAGGACAGAGAAACCTTATGCCTCCGAAAAACGAGCCTTACGATCCATCAATGGAATGGATGGTCGTTGAGCAAAGTCTTGAAGAAGAGTTAACGCTCGAACGCAGCATTAGGCAAATTGAGGACTGCGAGAACATAGATGTGCTGTCACAGCTTTGTGTTGCTATGGCGCGTCAACAGTGGCATCAGGGCAAGTTGCTGAAGCAAGCTGTTGGACATATCGCAAACATCGACGCCATTCATTCTTCGAGTAATCCCTTGTAAGCAAGGTGTGCGCGTTCTCGGCGTTTAATTGCTCTTCCTTCTAATCTTGCGTTAACGGATGCTTGCCATTCCTCTTTATCGCTGGTCAAAGCGTTGACATAAGCATTCATATTGCATTTTTCAGCTAAATAGTCGTAAACGATTTGTCGAATCAACGCTGAAGGTTTAACGCCAAGAGCTTCTGCTTCAGTAAGAAAAAGTTCGCCACGATTTGGCTCTAAGAGAACTTGAATGTAAACACGCTTGCCGTGACTGATCGCCATCTAACGGCACAATAGTAATGTAATACTACCATGTTACTGAAGTGTCAACCTTCTTTTTCCAAGCATTGGCCTGTGCTGATCGAGCGGAAGATCGTTGACGACTAGACCCAGCTCTTATCTTTTTGGCTCCTTCTAAGAGCATTGCAGCTCTTTGTATGTCAGCAGTCGTCGCTGAACGGACTGCTGCATACAGCCGATCCAACATAATTTGACGCCCTGATTTTGGTAGCGGCATTAGCCATCGCTCCAGCAAGCGTTTGGTGGAACGTTATCTCATTATTCTCGGTTAGCACAAACCAAGTGGTTTCACGGCGAAAGATTCTAAGTTTCAAGCTTGCTGCGCCAGTTTATTGATCCAAGCAAAATCTTCCATGGGTGAAGCGGTTATGACACTTACGTCAACCCCGCATGAAAGAGCAGCAGAGACCTGTTGTTGAAAATAACGTGGGTCACTTTCGTAAGTGACTTGCTCTACGGACAGAGGTTTATGGTCCTCGTCATAGGCCGTAAATCGAGCAATGGCTAAGGGGAAATGATCTTCATCATCATCGACCTGGCAGTAGTAGAGATTAATTTTTTGCGGCACGAAGGCTAGCTCCTGAGAACTCTGTAAAAACTGATGCCACAAGGCTTTCAGCTTGATGACGCCCCAACAAATTACCGCAACGCTTGCGAATCCTAACGACAGCTCTGTTGTAGTCATCTGGGGTGATGTCGAAGCTTGTTTGAGAGTTAAGGATCAGGTCACGGATCAATTCTGATCGCTTGATGCCAGCACTTTCTGCTTGATCAGAAAGACGTTTGGCGATGTCTTCTGGGAGGTAGGTTTCGATTCTTTTCATTCCGTAATTTTACGGGTTTCCTTTTGGGTTTTTTGGATTTGTTGGACGATTTAACTCTAGGTTTGGAGCGTACCGAAGCAACGGTTTCAAGGTAGCCCGGAGGTTCGGGAACACCAGCCTTGCTAAGGATTTCGCTCCAATTCATCGAAAGGCTTCTCGCGCGTATAGATGCCGTAGGTGTCCCAACCGTGCCAAATGCTAGTGATAGCAATGGAAGAAGGTTGGGACAGGGGGTTGGGACAGTTAGATGTGTCCCAGCTCTTCCGCACCAATATCAACTACAACAGAACCCTCAGAAAGGTTGGGACAGGATAGGGGTGTCCCAGCCTTGTGTCCCACCTCAGATACCGCTCCAGCACTAGCATCTACCCCTGGTTGGGACACTTTCTTACCCTCTCCACGCGCGAGTATTGCTTTGTAGGAGTTGACTTGTTGTTTGGAACGAGACTTATCTGAGACGTTTGAGACTACTAAGCCTCGTTTTTCTAATCGTTGGAGCGATTTGCGAATAGCGGCTGTTTTGCCATTGATGAGTGGGTCGTAAAACAGATCTTCGATAGTGCGTGATTCAGGGTGAACGACTCTGAGTTTTTGAAG